CCCCCATGCCCTAGGCGCGGTGCCCGGGGTTCAACCAGAGAGGATAGAGAAATGAACAACCCATTACGTAAACACGCCAATAATGTTTTCGCATCCAGAGGGTGTGACATTGATGCAGCCATGGCCTATGCCACCGAAGTTTTGTTTGCCTCCAGCGCTGACAAGGCTGCAGTCATGACCGCACTTATGGTGGTGGTGAACACTGCAGCAAATGCTTTCGATCAGGCCATGGGCCCGAGCCCTGAGAAGTTGGCAGTTGAGGACATGGTTCGCCAAATCATTCAACGTGAGCTTGAGCAACACACCGGGAATTTTGACCAACGGATCAGCGACTGGTTCGACAACAATGTCGATATCGATGATCGAATCAGTTCTTGGATGTCGGACAATTTCGATGTCACGGATTACAACGTTGATGCCATCGACATTGACGAAAAGGTCACGGACTGGATGAATGAATACCTGGAATCCCATATTGGAGAGGCAATCAATAATATGGATTTAGTTGTGCGAATCCGTTAATTTAGTGTTATACTCTACGTACTGGATCAGCCGATCCAGTACAACCCAGAAAGGATAGCGAAATGAAACGCAAGACCAATCCCCTGATCCTAGCGATCAATGAGTCAACCAGCAAGGCACGCAAAGAGGGCCACGAACTGATCACCAGGGCCCAGGCCCTGGAAGCCAAGCGGATGAAAATCCGTGTCAATTACTCCGAGGCATTTAAGACCCTGAACCTGGATGTCCATAATCTGTATATCCGGACCAGTTTTTATAAGCCCTACATTGAGGTGAACCTCAATGACCTGGAGAGCTTCAAGGATCAACAACTGGTGGACCTGTTAGAGTTCTTTACATCCAAGACCGACAAGGTAACAACCACGGACTGGACGCACCGCGCAGTCAACCGGGATTACAGCTTTGAACTGGATGACGTGGTTGTGAACATCTGCGCTTATGTCCGGTCCGACAGTCCAACGTGTCGTAGGGTCCAGACCGGGTTTGAAGTGCAAGAGGTCCCACAGTACAAGATTGTGTGTGACTGATCCGGCAGCCGGACGTTTTTCCAGGGCCCGCATATGCGGGCCCTTTTTTTTATTCCCTCAGGTGGTGGCGGGGGTGGGCGGGCCCGCTATCCTGGTCAAACTGTCCAGATCGTACAAGACAGCATATAATCAAATAAGCTATATAAATCAACCACTTAGCGTAAATACAACAAAATCTATTAAGCATCTAATATATAGATAATCAGTAAGTGGTTGATTCATAAGGATATATTAAGCCACTAACATAAAAACTATCAGTTTAAAATATCTCATTGGTTTTTTCAACTGGACCCGCGCCCATTTCCCATGTATCTTCCCTAATGGTGGAGGCGGGGGTGGGCGGGCCCGCATGACCTATATACACAGAGACAGACAGAGGGGGAGGGCCATAAAACCACCCACCTTCAGCGGGAAGCCCCGTAGCCCAGTTTTAGGCCCTTAAAAAGCAGCCCAGAACCTAGCCCCCTGCCCCCAGAAACCACCCCCTTGTTTTAAAAAAGGCCATACCGGGGTATATTTGCAAAAATTTCAAAACCTGGACTCAACCCGTGGCCCACGCTCCTAACGACATTCTCGAAGAACAACTACGCCTGGAGCTGCGGCTCAGGCTCCTTGAAGCGCACGAACGTGCGACTGGCAACTTCCTTGACTTCTGTCAATACGTGTGGCCGGAGATGTTGGTTGGTGAACACCATCGGCGTATCGCAAAGGCCCTTGACCGAGTCGTGTCCGGTGAGTGCAAACGCCTGATGATTGCCATGCCTCCCCGGCACGGAAAGTCGCAGATGGGCAGCTACCTATTCCCGGCGTATGTCATGGGCAAAAAGCCTGACAGCAAGTTGATCGTGGGTTCGCACACAGCGGAGCTTGCACAGCGCTTTGGCCGTATGATTCGCAACTTGGTGGAGCAGGATTCGTACAAAGAGCTGTTCCCGAAGATGGCCCTGTCAGCAGACAGTAAGGCCGCCGGTCGGTGGAACACGGCCCAAGGCGGGGAAGCCTTCTTTATTGGCAAGGGCGGCGCGATGACCGGGCGCGGCGGCAACATTGTCATTTTGGACGACATCTTGGACGAGCAGGACGCTTTGTCTGAGACTGCGATGGAGAACACGTGGGAGTGGTATACCTCCGGCCCCCGTCAACGGTTACAGCCCGGTGGCTCAATTATTGTGATCAACACCCGATGGAAAACAGACGACCTGACCGGACGACTCCTGAAACAACAGGGCTACCTGAAGTCCGACCAATGGGAGGTGCTGGAGTTCCCGGCAATACTGCCTTCTGGAAATCCCCTATGGCCGGGGTACTGGAACTTAGACGAACTCGAAAAGGTCAAAGTTTCTATCGGGTTGAAGAAGTGGAACGCCCAGTGGCAACAGCAACCGACAAATGATGAGGGGGCCATCCTCAAACGCAACTGGTGGCGTAAATGGAAATTAGATGAACCCCCTGTGTGTGAGTACATACTCCAGTGCATGGACACGGCGTACAGCAAAAAGGAGTCGGCTGACTTCTCTGTCATCAGCACCTGGGGCGTGTTTTACCCTGACCTTGATTCGGGGCCCAATCTCATGTTGCTCAATGTTCGCAAAGGCCGCTGGGATTTCCCGGAACTCAAACGCATTGCCAAGGACGAGTACGTGTATTGGAAGCCTGACAACGTCCTGATTGAGGCCAAGGCCACGGGCACTCCGTTGCAGCAAGAGCTCCGCCGTCTGGGCATTCCTGTCACCATGTTCTCCCCCGGCGGGCGGCGCACGGGCCAAGATAAGGTATCCCGTGCAAACGCTGTGGCTCCCTTGCTTGAATCGGGGATGATCTGGTATCCTGAGGGACAGGAGTGGGCCGAGGACCTTGTTGAGGAATGCGCGGCCTTTCCCAATGGAAGCAATGACGACCAAGTGGATACGGCGGTCATGGCATGGCACAGATTCCGCCAGGGCAACTTTGTCAGCTTGGAAACGGACGACAACGAAGAGAAGGTTCCCAACACGGAGCCTGTTGAATATTATTGACGTGGCGCATAAAATGTGTCCATCCCCTTGCCCCGAGGACCCCGGACCATGGCCCAAGATAATTTAGACGCGCTCACTGATGCGGTAATGCAAGCCGAGTCCCGTGGACGGCGGTTTGGTAGCGATGCAAAGAAACTCTTGGAGTCTGTCAAGGGCGCTCAAGGTGAGATGCAGGTCATGCCCAAAACCCAGATGAAGCCTGGGTATGGCGTGGAGCCTGCCAAGGACAAGTCGGGCGAAGAGATTGCTCGCGTGGGCCGCGATTACTTGAAGGCGATGGTTGGCAAGTATGGCGATCAGGTGCACGCTTTGGCGGCGTACAACTGGGGTCCGGGCAACACGGACAAGTGGGTGGCAGCCGGTGCGGACATGTCTAAACTCCCCGCTGAGACCCGCAAATATATTCAGGAAGTGCAGAGTAATTTGCAGTCCCGGCTCGCGCAGCAAGGACCAAGCAAAGCAGCAGAGCCCAGCGAATCGGAGAAGGTCATGGAGCCTGCTCTGAGGTCGGGCATGTCAGCCCAAGCTCCCACTCAATCCCCGGCCAGCTCACAAACCATTCTTGCTCAGTTGGGTCCGAACTATCAGGCGGCGTTGGCTTTGAACACCATCGCAGAGCAGGATGAAAAGGACGCTGAAGATGAGGGCGACAAGCTTGATGATTGGCAGCGGGACAAGGAGCTGGAGAGTGAGATAGAAGGGGGCACTGCCAAGCGGGCGTTGGCGGCACTTGAGGGCCTGAGCTTTCAATCCCCTGTTGCTGGTGAGCAGCAGCCTGTTCGCATGGCAGCGGGCGGCGCAATACAACTTACTCCCATCGCTGCGCTCAATCCGGCGAAGAAAGCGGAGATTGGGGTGGCAAAGGCTGATTGGGATAAATACAATGCCAACGCCACGGCGTACAACGATGCTCTGACCAAGTACAAGACGGAGAAATACGATCCGTATGTTAAGCAAGTGGAAGCATACAACGCTGCTATTACTTCGCTGCCCACGGGCCCGGGCAGTTTCAAACAGGTTTCCCAAATGGGGTTTCAAGGCCAGCTCCCTGCCGTTCCCGTGGTTCCAGAATTTAATATGGTTGCACCTGAGCAACCAAAGGTGGAAGCTGCCAAAGTACAGGCCATGGCTAAGGCAGCCGCGCAAGATCGCAACAGCCGCCAAGCGGCGCTGGATGCAGCAGGCAATCCAGAGGCCTATGGCTTGACCATCAACCGCATCGGATTTGCTGAAGGCGGGGAAGCGGACAAGGACAGCAGACGGCTGCCTGAGATGAGCGAAAAATCGGACGTGGACTTTATCCGCTCTGCTCACAAAATGCAGATGGGCGACAAGGAGCTCCAAAGCGCTTTGCTTGGCCTGGGCATGGACGGAGCCCTGGTCGGTGCAACGTTGTCCAATATGAAGCAGGGCGACAAGGATCAACTGGCTCGTTCGCTGATGGCAGCGTACAACACCAAGGTAGGTGATGTTGGAGTGAATGCCAGCGTCATGCGCCCGATGAACAGCCATGATGAGCCCGAGATGTACATGGGCAATATCGGCGCTTCGGTCCCCGTGGGCCAAGGTCGGTTGATGTTGAACGCTATGGGAATGCAGACTCCCCAGGAATCGCGGTCCACGGGCCACAGTATTGGTTACGAGCGCCAGATCGGCCCGGGCACTTTTTCTGCAAGCATGATGCAGCCAAGAGACAACCCTGATGGCCGCAGCTACCAGTTGCAATATCGCATGCCGGTTGGCAGGGCAGAAGGCTCCCCCATGGGTGGGGAGAATGCTGACCACATGACTCCGCAAGAGATTGAGCGCATGGCCGCTGCCCAGCAGCCAGCATTCATGACCCCCGGCTCTGGCCGTGGCCGCACGGCGGGGCCAATCAGTCAAACCTTGAAATCGGGCGATGCATACATTGCTGCTGCCAAGGGTGTGACGGAGCTGCCCTACGACATTGCAGGCGCACCGGTGGATTTGGTCACAATGGCGATGCGCCCGTTTGGCTACAGCACGGAAAAGCCCGTCATGGGCAGCGACTGGATCAAAGAGAAGATGACGGCGCTGAACGTGCGCCCAGAGCCTCCTGCCGATCCCACACTCAAAGGTTTTTACACCATAGGGGAGCTTGGTTCCAACTTGGTGAACCCTGCCGCTGTGGTTCGAGGCGCTGTAAAGGTTGCCGAGAAAACAGGTCAAGCCGTTTCCTCAAAAGCAGCCGAGATGATGAACAAGTTCAAGGGTCCAAAGCGGGACCCGGAGTACGTTCAATATTTGATGGGCGGTGCGCACGATCGCCCCTTGCCTGATGTCCCTCCTGCTGTTCAAACAGAACTGGCCCAACTCACCGCGAACCGCCAAGCTCCACGTGCCGGGCAGTTGCCCGACCCTTTGATGGGGGTTGCGCCTACGTTAGACGAAGCAGGGGCCAACGTAGCCGCCAGACAGGAAGCAGGATTGCCTCCCCCCTTGCCTGCGGCTCCTCCCGCAATGCCTGAAGTCACGCCTGTTGCGCCTCCAATGCAGGCAAAGGTTTCTCCAGAGCGCCCATTTGCAGGCCGCCTGGATGCATTTGTTGATACGCTCCAAGGCCCAGTGCAACTTGGTCAATTGAAAGGCCAATTAAAAGGCAAGTTCCGTGACTACGATCTTGAACGGGTAGAGCGTGCGTTTGCTGGTATGGAAGACAAAACCAAACTGACCCCAGACCAGATCAAACAAGCATTGTCTGGAGTCCATGCCCCCTCTAATTGGGTGTCGGAAACTCTTCCGCCAAAGGTCGGGGCGTACCATCAGAATCAAGACAATGTCTGGGCTGCGCCATTGGGCACCACTAACCTATACCTCAATCAACCCCCTGAAAAAATTGCAGCAAATGATTTGCTTAAAAAAGCAGCGCAAGTTTTTAATCCGTTTATGAAGAAGACAACAGATTCAACCGTTACTACAGAATCTTTGGAAAAAGCAAGAACCTTGTTGACGGACCCAGAACTTATCAAAGTTGTTGACCCAGAACTTATTAGCAATTTGTCAAAAACTCTTGACAAAGTAGAAAAAAATGTAGGCCTTGTTGGCAAATACGAAAACGTAATTAAAAACGTGCAGAATGGGTTTGAATTTCCTATATTGTATACAGACGCAACGGTTGCTTCAGCTAAATACTCGCATCAACCTTTTTTTAAGTTTGAAGAAGAGGCAAAGGCGGCGGCAAAAGAAAGCTTAATACAAAAATTTATAGCACAAGGATCGGATGTACAAGCCGCCCGCGCTCTTGCCGCCAAGGAGCTATCTGATAATTTTTATTTGTATCACGGACAAGCACAAAAAGCTGCTTCTCTCAAGGTCCAAGAGTTAGCCATTGCAGAAGCGCAAAAGCATGGCATAGATATTCCAGATGTATCGCTCGTAAAATGGGACGAGCTACGCGATGCTTCAAGGCCTATGGGCGGTAATACTGCCTTTAAAGAAAGCGTGGCAAATGCGTTAGAGCCTTCTCGCGTAACTGTCCATAACGCAATTAAAAACATTCGAAATGTTTTAGACCCCGAAATTAAAAAAGTCGGAGACATTTTGTATAAACAAGGCAATCTGTACGAAGGAAAACATAGGGGCGTTGCAGGAAAACCTTATCCAATAGGGTTTACCCGCTTCTCTGAGCACGAAGCAATTATCCCAGGCATGGGTCCAGTGCAGGGCCGTCATTTCCACGAGCTGCAATCCGATTTGTCAAGAGACATGAGACAGTCGGGGACTACTTCTGGCAGTCTGGCAAAAGACCAAGCAGAGTACAACAAGTTGCAGGGCGAACTGCGGCAGGAACAACAAAAAGCAATGGATAAGCTACAAGAGCTTCAAGCCCAAAAACGAGCTTTGACCCAAGACGGAGGGTTTAGTCCGGCCGATCTTACAAGGATTGAAGAAGAAGAAAAGGCAGCTCGTAAGGCCCTGGACAAGGGGACACAAGCCATGGAAAAACGCATTTCCATACTTGGTGCTCGCATTAGAGACAAGGCTTCTTATTCCTTGGAAGAACCTTTTGCCGGTTTCGAGACCAACCAAATGGTCCGTCAGCAGTTGCTTATGAAAAATGCAATTCAATCAGCCATGCGTGAGGGCAAGAGCTTTGCCACTTTCCCCGGAAACGAATCCCTTTTCCCAAATCTTTATGTGGGCAAGGTACAGCCTAATTTAAAACAAGTAATCAAAGACTTGGGCGGAGAAAAGTCTGGTCTAGAACTTCGGCAAATTGAACTTCCACCTACCACCGTAGAAATTACACGCAGAAACGGGACCGTTACCCACCCATTAGGTACCCCTGTAAGCGCATGGGGAGTGGTCTGGTCACCCGAAGCCGCAGCGCGTATTATGAAAACTGGCGTACCATTCGCCAAAGGCGGCTCTGTAGAAAAATCAAACACCGATCACAGAGCGTACATTTAAGGAACAACTATGCCAATCGAACGCAATGTCAACACCATGGATGATCTGCCCCAGGGCGATCAGCTTGTTGAGGTCGAAACAGAGGAAAACCTGCCTGAGATTGACATCCAGTTTGACGAAGACGGCGGCGTGACCGTTGGCATTGGCGAGGAAGACGATGAGGAAGTGCCCTTTGACAGCAATCTGGCAGAGGTGCTGCCCGATGACGTGCTGCAAGACATTTCCTCGGACCTGATGGCCCTGTTTGATGCTGACAAATCCTCCCGCAAGGAGTGGGAAGAGCAGTACAGCAAGGGTTTGAAGATGCTGGGCTTCTCATTTGAGGAGCGCACCAAGCCATTCAAGGGCGCGTGCGGCGTGCAGCACCCACTGCTGACCGAGAGCATCATCCAATTCCAGTCGCAAGCGCTCAAAGAGCTCATGCCCTCTGAAGGCCCCGTGCGCACGCAAGTCCTGGGCAAAGAAACACGTGAAAAGCTCATGCAGTCGGACCGTGTTCGCGAGTTCATGAACTACCAGATCACCACGGTCATGGAGGAGTACACCCCTGACTTTGATCAGTTGCTGTTCTACGTTGGGTACGGCGGATCGGCGTTCAAAAAAGTGTACTTTGACGAGGACAAGCAGCGGATGGTGAGCGCACTGGTGCTGCCAGACAACCTGTACATCCCCTACAACGGCTCAAGCGTGATGAGCGAGTGCCAGCGCATCACGTACCGGGTGCCGATGTCCACGAACGCCTACAAAAAGGCCGTGCTCCGTGGTCAGTACCTCGATAGCGCCCAAGCAGAGCCCGTTGCCAACATCGCACAAAGCCAGATCGTCAAGGAAAAGGATCGCACCACGGGTGTGTCCCCTGCTGGCGATGAAGAAGAGAACGTCCTGCTCGAGTTCCAGGTTGACTGGGACCTGACAGGCTTTGAGCACAAGGATGAGGACGGCAATCCTTCCGGAGTCAAGCTGCCCTATATCATCACCATTGATGAGGTGTCCTCCGCTGTTGTTGGCGTTCGCCGCAACTGGAAAGAGGGCGACAAGAACTACGCTCGCAAGCAATACTACGTGCACTACTTGCTCGTGCAAGGCCCCGGCGCATATGGCTTGGGCTTTTTGCACATTGTTGGTGGCCTGACCAAGACCGCAACGGCCGCTTTGCAGCAGTTGATCGACTCGGGCACGTTGTCCAACCTGCCCGCAGGCTTTGTTGCCAAGGGCGCACGCATTGCCAACGAAGACATCCCGCTGCAACCGGGTGAATGGCGTGAAATGGACGCTGGCGGCGCTGAGCTGACCTCTTCCATGCTGCCCCTGCCGTACAAGGAGCCCAGCCAGACGCTGTTTGCCCTCCTGGGGGCCTGCGTAGACGCAGGAAGGCGCTTGGCGAGCATCACCGACATGCAGGTAGGCGACAGCAACCAAAACGCTGCTGTGGGCACCACGATCGCTTTGCTGGAAAAGGGCAATGCGGTCATGTCCTCGATCCACAAACGCTTGCACTACAGCCAGCGCATTGAGTTCAAGCTGTTGGCCGAGGGCTTTGCTGAATACCTGCCCGATGAGTACCCCTACGAGGTCCCTGGAGAGAGCCGCACCATCAAGCGGGCGGACTTCAGCGATTGCGTGGATGTGTTGCCAGTCTCTGACCCCAACATCTTCTCTGTGGCTCAGCGCATCACCATGGCGCAAACCCAGTTGCAACTGGCTCAGAGCGCTCCCAACATGCACAACATGTACGAGGCATATCGCCGCATGTATCAAGCCATTGGGGTGCGCGATATCGACCAGATTTTGAACACGCAAAACGTGGACAAGCCAAAGGACCCCGCAAGCGAAAACGCACAGGCTTTGGACGGCTCACCGCTCAAAGCATTTGCTGGTCAGCAGCACGATGCGCACATCCGTTCCCACTTGATGTTTGGCATGTCCCCACTGCTTGGCTCCATGCCCAATGTGGCAATCAATTTGCAGAAACACTGCTTTGAGCACTTGCGCTTGAAGGCTGAAGAGTGGGTGGAGGCCGAGTTGTTCAAGCAGTATGGCGTGGACCCTGATCGTCTGGTCTCCTCATTGCAGCGCGAGGCCATGGTGGCATTGAAAGTGACCCAGTTCTTCGAAGAAATGAAGAAGATGCAGGACGAATTGTCGGGCCCGCAGAGCGATCCGTTGGTGGACCTGAAGAAACAGGAGCTCCAGCAGGCCGGACAGCGCGATCAGGCCCGCACACAGCTTGATCAGCAGCGTTTGCAGCTCGATCAACAAGACAAACAGGCCGATCAGGCGATTGATCAGGCCCGTTTGCAGCTCGACCAGATGAAAGTACAGCAGCAAGGAGCAAAAGATGCAGCCCAAGCCAATCAAACCAGCCAAGACCGCGCTCAAAGAGCTATCAGCGAAGCCCAAAAAGGTCAAAACAGCCGTTACAACGCCTAAAGTGACGTATGTTTATCGTAAAGATGCGTTTAAAAAGGTCAAGATAGCGTAAACTTCATGCATAATATGCATAACACCCTCGGACAGGGGCCTTTCTGTCTGCTTCATCGGAGAAATCCATGCTTGAGTTTGCCGAACAAGTCTTTTTCGCCGTTAATCGGTTGCGCGGGGACACTGAAAAGTTCCTTGTAGCCGGTGGCGTGAAAGACATGGAGCAGTATCGCTTCCTCATGGGCCGTCTTGAGGGGTACAAGTTTGTTGAAGAGGCTGTCAAAGACCTTTTGAGCAAAAACCCCAACCTATAAAGGACTGACCAATGACTGAAGCGACTGCGTTAGAACAAAAATGGGCCCGACAGGCTGTTGAAGAGGCTGAAGCTGCTGCATCCGCAGCAATCGCCGCTGAAGCCGCCAAACAAGGGCACATCAAGCATGCGGAAGACATCCGTACGCACCTCCCAAAGCCGACAGGCTGGCGGATTGTGGTCTTGCCCTACCGGGGCGCAACAAAGACCAAGGGCGGCATCGAATTAGCCCATGAAACCCTCGAAAGGCAGCAATTGACGACCACTTGTGCGTACGTCTTGTCCGTTGGACCGCTGGCCTACAAAGACACCGGCAAGTTCCCTGACGGGGCGTGGTGCAAAGAGGGCGATTGGATCATCTTTGGCCGTTATGCGGGTGCGCGGATGGCTATTGACGGAGGTGAGATTCGCATCCTAAACGATGATGAAATCCTTGCCACGATAAACGACCCAGAAGACATTCTGCACATGTGAGGTGATATATGGCAACAGCACTGATGAATGATGAACAATTGGAGTTTGACCTTGGCGAGGGGGAGAAGGCTACAAGCGTATCCATCGAACCACAAGAAGGCTCAAACGAAATTGTTTCACGTGAAATAGAGGACACAGGCTCCGGCCAGCAGTCTCATCGAGATGAGCTGGACTCTGTCAACGAGGGGGTCCAAAAACGGATTTCCAAGCTGACGGCCCGCATGCGGGAAGCCGAACGGCGTGAACAGGCTGCCTTGGAATACGCCAAGGGCCTGCAAAACCGCGCCCAAGAGCTGCAACAAAAGCTCGTGCAGACGGACTACAGCCGCCTGAACGAAGCAAAAGCTCGCTTGGACACCCAGCAGACGGCTCTGCGGCAAATCATCAAGAAAGCCCGGGAAGAGGGCGACATTGATACTGAGACCGAAGCCCAAGAGCGCCTAGCGGCCCTGGGTGGAGAGCAGCGCCAAGTGGCTTCGTGGTTGCAAGAGCAGCCCCAAAATTACCAGCAGCAAATCCAGCAGCAATATGCTCCCCCGCCCCAACAGCAGGCTCCCCAACAGCGGCCACCGGACCCCCGGGCCGAAGATTGGGCATCTCGCAACGAGTGGTTTGGCAAGGACAGAATGCTGACCTACGCTGCGTGGGGAATTCACCAGTCCTTGATCGAAGAAGAGGGTGTTGACCCCACTTCGGATGAGTACTATACTGAATTGGATCGTAGACTCCGCGATGAGTTTCCGAACAAGTTTCAGAGCCAAAGCTCTGCCCAATCCACCAGACAACAGCGTTCCGTGCCTGCTGTTGCACCTGCCACCCGTAGTTCGGGGATCAATAACGCACGCCGTACTGTCCGGCTTTCGCCGAGTCAGGTTGCCATTGCAAAGAAATTGGGTGTTCCTATCGAGGAATACGCCAAGTACGTTAAGGAGTGAACATGAGCGAAAAACTTACCATCGACAGAGCTGCTCGCACGGCCACAACCCGCGAAAAAGACTCTCGCCGCAAGCCATGGAAACCACCTTCACGCTTGGATACACCACCGCCCCCTGAGGGATACGGATACCGTTGGATTCGCGCAGAAGTCAACGGGTTTAACGACAAGCAAAACGTTTACAGCAGTCTGCGCGAGGGTTATGAGCTCGTGCGCTTGGAAGAACTGCCTGAAGAGTATCGTGCAATGCTGCCTACCGTTGAAGACGGTAAGCATGCAGGGGTTGTTTCAGTCGGGGGCTTGCTCCTGGCTAAGATTCCCAACGAGACCGCTGAAGAACGCAATGCTTATTTCCGACAGAGGGCCCGTGACCAGATGACGGCAGTGGACAATGAGATGTTGCGAGAAAACGCACACTCTACAATGCGCATTGAAACCCCCGAGAGAAGTTCAAGGACGACTTTCGGACCCCGGTAATACCGGTATCCACAACCTTTTAGGAGCTTCAAATGGCAAACACGAATAAGCCCTTTGGTCTGCGTCCGCTTGGCAACTTGTCCGCTACTGGTGCACAGAAACAGTACGGGTATCAAATTGCTGACAACCAGTCAGGGGCCATTTATCAGGGCGACTTAGTTGTCGTCTATGATGGCTACATCATCAAGTACGACCCCGCCACGCATGCTGCCCCCACGGGCGTATTCAACGGCGTTCAGTACAACGACCCCACCCGTTCGGGCAAACCGACTTGGAAAAACTACTACCCCGGTAGTGTGGACATCACCTCTGGCATCATCGAGTGCGAAGTTGTTGATGACCCCAACCAGTTGTTCCTGGTGCAAGCTGACGGTGCAGTGACTCAAGCCAACATTGGCAAGAACGCTGATCCCACCGCCTCTACCACCGGTAGCACTACCACTGGTATTTCCAACGGCACCCTTAGTTCCTCCTCGATTGCAAAGACCGCTGCATTGACCATGAAGATCGTTGGCTTGTCCACGACTCCTGACAATGCATTGGGCACCTATGCACAGGTGGTTGTGAAACTTAATCAGCACCAGTACGGAAGCGTTGGTGTTGCCTCTGACGGAGCATAATCATGGCAATTACACGTTCACAACTTGTCAAGGAACTTGAGCCGGGTCTGAATGCCTTGTTTGGCATTGAGTACAAGCGTTACGAAAACGAACACGAAGAGATTTTCTCTATTGAGACTTCCGATCGTGCCTTCGAAGAAGAAGTGATGCTGACTGGCTTCGGTACCGCTCCGGTGAAGACCGAGGGTGCAGGCGTTCAGTACGATACCGCTTTGGAATCGTTCACTGCTCGTTACACCCACGAAACCATCGCCATGGCGTTCGCGCTGACCGAAGAAGCTGTCGAAGATAACCTCTACGACCGCCTCTCTGGCCGCTACACCAAGGCTTTGGCTCGTTCCATGTCTCAGACCAAACAGGTCAAGGGTGCAAACGTTCTGAACAACGCTTTCACTGGCGGCGCTTACGCCGGTGGTGACGGTGTTGCTCTGTGCGCTACCAACCACCCCACCGCCTTGGGTCCCAACTTTTCAAATACGCCTGCAACCCAGGCCGACTTGAATGAGACCTCCCTGGAGCAGGGCATCATCGACATCGCTGCGTTCACCGATGAGCGCGGATTGAAAGTCGCTCTGACTGCTCGCAAGATGATCGTTCCTAAGGAACTGCAATTCACGGCCGAGCGCCTGATGAAGAGCACCTTGCGCACCTCCACCGCTGACAACGACATCAACGCGATCAAGTCCATGGGCCTGATTCCCGAAGGTTACGCTGTCAACCACTTCTTGACCGACACCAACGCTTGGTTTCTGATCACTGATGCCCCCAACGGCCTCAAGATGTTCCAGCGTTCGCCCATCAAGACCGCCTTCGAAGGCGATTTTGATACCGGTAACGTGCGGTACAAGGCTCGTGAGCGTTACAGCTTCGGCTGGTCTGACCCTCGCGGCATCTACGGCTCTTCGGGTTCGACCTGATAAGTCCCAGTACGGTAGAGGTGACTGGTCTGCCACTAAGGGCCCCTTCGGGGGCCCTTTTTATTTGTTGCGCCCCGTAAAAAACCGTGATATATTGGCTCCATTCCGGGGTTTTCCGGTGTATCTGACAGTCCCGGCTGACGACATGCAGACAGATACGCTATCACTCGCATGTGAGGACACATCATGGCAAATACCACATTCACCGGGCCAGTTCGTTCTGAAAACGGCTTTCAATCCATTACCAAAAACGCCAGCACTGGCGCAGTGACGGTCAATTCTTCTTTTGGCAAGGACGTTATCCTTTCTGCTCAGTCGCTGTCGGGCGCTGGCGCAGTTGATATCACCAATGCGTTCACCTCATTGACCACCACGGGTGCGTCACAGGCTTTGACGTTGGCAGACGGTTCTACCGGCGAAGTCAAAGTTATTGTCCACACCGTGGACGGCGGCTCGGCGGTGTTGACCCCCACGACCAAGATTGGTTTTTCGACCATTACCTTCACCGCTGTCGGGGACAGTGCCATGTTAATTTACACTTCGGCAGGTTGGGCCATCATTGGTTCTCGCGGTGTGACCATCGCCTAATAGGGGGCCAGCATGGCTTTTACAACTGACGTAAAACAAGCGCACCTAAACGGTAGCGGCTTTTTGGTAACGGGCCGAACCCGTGTCAAGGGCATATCGTACGTGGGCACCGCTACTGCGGGGTATGTGACGTTGTTCGATACTCTCACAGCGCCTGTGACCACAGCCACGTATGGCCGTTCTGGCACGACCGTGACCATCACTCAAGCGGCCCACGGGCTGACGACTGGAGATGTGATCGGGATTGACTTTGCGGCAGGCACAGGAGGCACGGCCACCAACGGCAACTACGAAGTGACGGTCTTAACGTCCAGCACGTTCACGGTCACCGACATCAACTCGGGGTCCATCACTGCGGGCGCGTCCCTAGTGTATTCAACCCGCTGGCTTTTGTCCTACGACACATCGGCCAGTGACATATACAACAACGCCCCGCTCATCCCGGAAGACGGCGTAGTGGCCCGAATTGGGGTGTATGCGCAAATGTCAAACCTCTTGGCAGTAAACATTTACTACGGATAAGGAGTCCAAAATGGGACGTGCAGCAAAAATGGCAGATGACCAGTACCAAGGCGAAGTTCAAGCTGGTGCGCAGAAGCAAGACATGAGCAAAGGTGGTCCAAAACAGACCCCTCGCAAGGACTACCAGAAGCCCTACGCTTCTGTGGCCCCACGAGGCGTTGGCGTGGC